AGAGTTAGGCTTAAAATAAAGGCAGATCAAGCAACCGAATTACTTGACCTACTAGAACAAATGGATTTTAATCAGATAGACAAAGTAGTAAAATATTGTAAGAGTATCTTACGATAAATATCATTATGCCACGCTTATCTCTATATAAACCAGAAAAAGGGCTCGACTATAAATTTATAGATCGCCAAGCCAGCGAAATGTTCCAAGTCGGGGGAGTGGATGTATACGTCCACAAATATCTTGGTTCTAATACCAGTGCTGAAAATGCCACTGCGGATCAGCCTAATTATGCCACTACCAGCGTGACAAATATACAGGATTTGTTATTCCTAGAAAATCGAGATCGTACATACGATACAGAAATCTATAGAATTCGCGGCATGTACAGTGCTCAAAACATTGACTTCAATCTAAGTCAGTTTGGTTTATTTTTAGACAGTGATACTATGATGTTGACTGTGCATATTAACGATATAGTAAAAACTATTGGCCGTAAACCTATTACAGGCGATGTTTTAGAATTTCCTAATTTAAAAGATGACTTTGCTCTTAATGCACAAGATTTTAGTATGCCTCGATATTATGTGATCGACGATGTTACTCGTGCTAGCGAAGGTTATTCAGTGACTTGGTTCCCGCATTTATACAGATTGCGACTTAAACGCATAACAGATAGCCAACAATTTGCACAACTGCTTAATCAGCCTGCTACTGATGCAAATGGTGATCCAAGCAATACTACTCTCCGTGAGTTGATTAGTACTCATAATCAAACATTACAAATTAACGATCAGATAGTTGCACAGGCAGAAGCCGATGCACCTAAGAGCGGATATGAAACTCGTCAATTCTATACACTAGCTGTTGATCCTACTAATGGAAAACCAGTTCTAGAAACAGCAGATGAAACAACACTAGATGCTAGCAATGCCAGCTACAGAGCCAGTGAGGACAATGGTCGTCCAGTACGAACTGGCTATACTGGTTATCTAGTAGGTGACGGCATGCCGGTCAATGGTTACGATTTTGGTCACGGTATTCAATTTCCGCCCAATGCTGGTCCGGATGACTTCTTTTTACGTACTGATTTTTTACCTAACAGATTATTTAGATTTGATGGAAAACAAAATGCTTGGATAAAAGTTGAAGATGCTGTGCGTATGAATATGACCAACAATGATACACGAAGCACACAAAAAACTGGATTTATTAACAACAGTTCTTATACCTATAATGAATCAATTGCTACTGATATTGCTGTGTTGAATCAAGGTGATCACGTTATCAATACTAAGATTCTTTACAGTGTTGGCAGCTCTGCTCCGTACATTGTGTTAAAATTAGGAACAGTACAATTAGAATATCAAGTGTCTGCGTATACAGGTTTAGTCACTTCATACAATTATACTAATCCAGTAGGTGTGACCAGTACTAATTTAAAAATAACTCTACCTATTATTAACACCGAACAACAGACTATTCCCCTTGCCGGTGAATGGACTGTGACCTTGTATAATATGAGAGAAGCTCAACGACAAAGCCTTAGTCAGGCACTTAAACCTAAGGCGGATCTATAATGCAGTTTTTCTACGACGGACAAATACGACGCTACATTACACAGACTATTCGTGTATTAAGTAATTTTGTAGTACAATACGGCGATGGTACGCTGGTACGCATACCTGTAATATATGGCGATCAAGATCGACAGGCTGCTAGTATTATCAATCAAAATAGTGAAAACACTATTAGCAGTGCGCCAAGAATAGCAGTGTATGTTGGCAGCTTAGAACTGGATAGAGAACGATTATCTGATTCAACCTATGTAGGCAAATTAAACTTCCGTGAGCGTGATACACAGGTTGATATGGATCCTATGAGTCCTACCTATGGGCAGACTGTTTATAATCAAAATCAAGGTCGTAACTATACAGTTGAAAGACTAATGCCAACACCCTATAAATTAACTATCAAAGTTGATATTTGGAGCACTAGTACCGAACAAAAATTACAGATACTTGAACAAATACTAGTGTTGTTCAATCCTAGTTTAGAATTACAAACTACAGACAACTATATCGACTGGACTAGTTTAAGTGTTCTTAATTTAGATTCAATGTCTTGGAGTAGTCGTCAAGTACCAGTCGGTACTAACTCTCCGATAGATATAGCTACCTTAACATTAACTACTCCAATTTGGATCAGTCCCCCAGTTAAGGTCAAGCATCTTGGTGTTATTACACGTATTGTTACTAATCTATGGGCTAATACATCTACCAGTCCAGTTGGTTATATTGACGGATTAGGTCAAGATCCTGCTGGAGCGGTAGGCACTACATCCTTTAGCGATTTATTATGGTCAAGTGACACAACTATAGGTGGTTGGGGTATACAAGTATATGCTGGACAGGCTCAACTATTGAATCCCGGCGAAAATGTTTTACCAGCAGAACCAACATTAGATAAATCTGTAAGACAAGGTACTCCAATTAATTGGCAAACAGCCTTTGATCAATATCCTGGAAAATATATTGCAGGCTCGAGTATGTTGTATCTTATACAACCTAATGGAACTTATGTGGTAGGAACCATAGCAATTAATCCATTAGACAATACCATACTGCAAGTTAATTGGAATCCTGATACACTAACATCTAATACTGGTATCGATAGCACCGGAAAACTAGATACTGACGGTGGATATAATGCTGCTGGTAGTTATAGACCTAATAGTCCTGGTACATTTGATGCTATTATAAATCCTCAAACATACGATCCTAAGAGACCAACTGGAACGGAAGAAACAGATCAAGCAGTAGCAGTGGGTACTAGATTTTTAATTGTTGAAGATCTAGGTAGTCAAGATAATCCACCTGGCACTGGACCATCTGCTTGGCAAAGCACTACAGGCACTGATTTTATTGCTAAAACAAATGATATCATAGAGTGGACTGGTACACAGTGGAATGTGATTTTTAACGCTATTCAAGAATCAGACACTATGGTCTGGCAAACTAATATATACACTGGAGTTCAATACTTATGGAACGGAGTTTCCTGGGTCAAGAGCTTTGAAGGTGAATATGGTGCCGGCCAATGGAAAATAGTATTGTAAAAGAATCAATTGTATGTAGTGGTGCGTTATTTTACGCAAAAACCACTCGACGATTTCTATTGCTACAAAAAGCCACAGGTAAACATGAAGGCACCTGGGGCCTAGTTGGTGGTACTAATATTTCCGGTGAAACTCCATGGCAAGGATTACAACGTGAGATTACCGAAGAGATTGGCAGTCTCCCCAATATCTTTAAAACTATTCCATTAGAAACATTCGTATCTAATGATCGAGTTTTTAATTTCCATACGTATTTGTGTGTTGTAGAAAATGAATTTATCCCAGTTCTTAGTGGTGAGCATTGTGCATGGGCATGGGCAACTATAGACCGTGCTCCTAAGCCATTGCATCAAGGACTGCGTAATAGTTTTAGCAGTAAAATAATTCGAACAAAATTAAAAACTGTGTTTGATCTAGTAGATCTAATTTAAATTTTAGCTTCTTTCCTGTACTGCTTTACCATAACTAAATTAAGCTCTTGCTCAGGATTTAGTATGGCATCAAGCCCAAACAATTTTTCTTTAAATCCCGATAGTAAATTTAATTCTGAATTATTAGTTAGCGTATCAAATAATTTATCAACTAATATGTCATGATTACTTAGACATAAGTGATTGTACCTAGTGTCCAATCCAACCCATGGTATATCTTTAACATCTTCTTGTCGAGAAATTTCTAGTAAATTTCCCTTAGAGAAAATTAGATTTGGAAAGTCTACAATCTTTTGTGGGTTGATGTCATGATTAAATCCTCCCCAAACTACTAATGGTTTTCGCCAACCTCGTACCGTAGCAATATTGTTTAACCAACCTATTCTGTGTAAAAATGCTTGAAATTCTAATGCAGGTCGTTGTATGTGTTTTACATAGGACTCGATAGCTTTAGTGCGAGCTTTGCCTATCCGATCTATTAAGTCAGTTTCCCATATATGATAGTTGCTAACTTCTGGAAATTCTTCATAAAACCAAAATCTAGCAGGATCAGTTACTACAAAGATCAGTTGATCGTCCGGTGTTATTAGATTAGTAACAGCATCTATATATCTACAAGACCAATCCTGGCCGGCCCCTGGCATACTTTGATTAGCTAGTTTATATCCTAGTCTATTAGCAAGTGCAATGGACCAGATCCTAGGGTTAGTATGTCCTGGTGGAATATAACTGAAACTATCGCCGGTAACGTATAGGGTTGGCATTAGTCATCAATATCTGGCATAGTGTCAGGATCATCAAACAACTCATGGGGCCTCCATGGGTTAGCTCTGGCATTTTCATGAACTACAATATCAAACGCAATACTGACTCTTTCTTCTGGACCAGTGTATACTTCACTGTAGTGCGGTAACCAGCTGGGGAATAATATTAAATTGCCTGCATCATTTGGAAAATAACTAAGTTCTTGCTGACGTATAGGATTTTCCAATGCTAATTTAGCATGGCTATTACTTACATAGTACGTGCCGGACAAATAACTGTGTTCATCCGACAAGTGCATGTGTCGGCTAATAAACTGATCTTTTCTAAGAACATTTGCCCAAGCATGAATGAATACACGCTTTCTAGGAAATCCTAAATTTTTTAAATGCAGTAGATAGTGACTACGGAACATATTAAAAAGATCTCTAGTTTCAGGAATAGGTGGAAACTTTTCAAACGCCTCACCGCCTTTCCTAGGAATAGAATCATCTAATAGATGATGTTGTTTCCACTGTTGAGTATATTGATATGGATCACTATCATTTTTCGGAACTTCACTGACCAATTCTTCTTTGGCAATGATACCTTGCTCCATATCTATACAGTATTGTTTCATGGTCTTCATTAACTCAATACTGCCGTCCTTAGCGTAATATAAAGGCACTCTAAAATTTGGTGCAAATTTATTTTTAGGACGGACTCCTTCCCACCAACTTGTCGGCATAATTATTCCTCTGAGTCTGAATCTTCTGCGTTTACATTGCCTGGAATATAGACTAATTTGCCGACTTCTGGCAGATACAAGTACTTTAATTCACTACGACGCAGGGTGCTTAGTGCATCATCGATTGTTTCCACCAGCGGATCTCCACCTAAATTGAAACTAGTGTTAAACAATATAGGAGTGCCAGTAGCAGTATTAAATGCACTGATTAGATTATAATAGTGTAGATTCTGTTCTGCTGTTACTGTTTGAATACGGCAAGTGCCATCGACGTGAATAATGCTTGGAATCTTATCGGCAACACCGGGTTGGCAATTAACAGCATACATCATAAATGGACTGTTATCCATGCCTCGTAGATCGAACCATTCGTGTACATTTTCTTCTAGGATTGTGCCGGCAAACGGACGGAACCATTCACGATGTTTAACTCCATTAACAATGTCTTTACCATTTTTAACACGTGGATCAAACAGGATCGAACGATTACCTAGAGCACGTGGACCACCTTCTGATCCGCCTTGATACATACAGACAATCTTTTCGTCAAGCAACAACTTAACTATGTCATCATAACTAGCGTCAGTAACTGTTTCACCTGCAGATGCGTCTAAATCTAACTTATAGTCACCATACTTTTCAAAGTAGTTAGGACCATAGTAAATGGTCTTAGGCTTGCGTATGGTCATATCATTAAATTCAGTGTGATGAATAAACTTAGCGGCACCAATACATGTACCACCATCATGGCTAATTGGTTCTACATATAGATTAACACCTTCTGGCAAGTGTGCTAGATATTCGTAGTTAGCCACACAATTAAGACCAAAGCCGCCAGCGATACAGATGTTAGTTTGTCCAGTACGCTCGATAGCATCTAGGATCAATCGGACCATTTGTTCTTGACAAGCCTGTTGTACAGCAAATGCAAGATCCTGTGCCATTTCAATACTATCTGTATCAAGTGCTGGGAACAATGTTCTATCAACATAGGCACCGTTAGGGTAGTTGGGCACGAACAGATTACGATTACTTAAATGACGTGCTTCTTTGCCATGGAAAATAAATGGTATCTTATCATTAGGCTTGCCATATGGTGCAAGACCCATGGCTTTGCCTGCTTCGATAAATGGAAAACCGCAATAGTTGGTCATTGCTTCGTATACTTTGGTAATGCCTGGATGATCTGTAAAGATCACATCATGGATATCTTGCGGTTTACCGCGATTATCGTGTGGACAATTTAATTTTTCATAAATTGTTTGAGGTCCACGTACTCCAATGTGTTTGAATTTAGTGGCAAAATCGCCTGGATAACTTGCACTAAAAATTGTTTCTAGTTCAAAACCAGTAGTTTCACCTAGAGGAATAAATGTACCAGCACCGTCAACGATTAATACAGCAGCTTCTTTGAATCCACTGTTATAAAATGTGCAGGCTGCATGTAATTCATGATGTATCATACCTAGGTCAACTACCTGCGGGTGAGTTTCTACATTAAGATTTTCAATCAGGCCAATTTTTCTAGCAAATCCAGTGTACATGTCGTCACCGGTAAAATCAATAGTACCAGCTTGAGATAGAGGCTGTGTATGTGCAACCACTAGATAATCAAGTTTATCAGTATATTCTTTGATCTTTAACATGCCTGCTAAAGGTCCACCGTCATATTTTTTACGGCTAAGACGTTCTTCTTCTAGATAGAATACTACTTCACCGTCTTTTAATAAACATGTAGCACCATTGTGACCACGTGTAATACCTGCAATCCATTTTGCCATATTATTCTCCGACCTTATCTTTAATATCTTTCATAATGCTTTTAATCATTTCTTGTTCTTCTTGTTTGCTAAAATTCATCACTGTATCGTTGACTCTATCTGCTAAGTGTGAATCATAGTCACTAACTCTAATTGGACTATATTTTTTAACTGCACCCTTCTTTTCATAAATTTTAAAATAATCAGGATAGGTAACATTCACAGCATAAGTGCTGCCTATAATCACAGATCCCGGCTTGTTAAAAGTATAGGCAATATGTTGCCCCACACTATCACAGCCAATAAAGTAGTCACATTGATCAATAGCCGCAGCCCAATATCTCAGTGATATATTTTTTGGAATAATTGCGTACTCGTCATTTGGCGTGGGAATCTCTGTCATACAAATTAGATTATACTTGGTTCTAATCGCTTTTGCAAGCTCTAAATAAGTATTAGATTCTAAACTACGTGAACTTTGGTCAATCATTACACCTAAGTTCTGTTCCATAGTAACGCCACGGCCGTATGGTTGTATAATAATTGTTTTCTTTTTCTTGTGTGCTTCTTTGGCTGTTTTAATTACAGCCATGCCATTTAGTTCTTCTTCTTTGTTTAAGAAGATTTGGGCACGTTGTTGTTTTTCAGTAATTGGAGTGCCATTGATTAGTTTATCAAATGCCTGGGTAATACTACAACGTTGATTATAGTAGTCATTGTCTCTATAGGGTTCTGGGCTGATAATTTCGCCGTCTTTGATAAATTGATCAAACAGATCTTTATGATTGCTTGGATATGTTCTATCTTGTAAATTTGGATTACCTAGAATAAAATCCATACCCGCTTCTGAAACTATGATGCCGTCTGGATTATTTTGGGCAAACTTTTCCAATGCTGGCAATGCACATAACATACGTCCAGCACCACCATTAATAAAAACAATTTTTCTCATGAGATCTCCTCTATGAAGTTATTTAACTGTGTAGATAACTCCTAGAGGAGATTCTGAGCGGATTTTTCTTGTTCTAGAACAAGAAAACCATTAGTTTATTATGCCGGTGGAGGGCCGCTTTTTTCCAATGTGGGTTGCCAAACTGCATCTGGATGCTCTGGAAACTTTACTTGGAATGGTTGTAAGTCTGCTGCTTGAGAATCCTTAATGATATCACGTAGTTGTTGTTTGTACAGTCTATAAGCTGCAATCATAGCAGGTGGACTGTCAAAATTATAACTGTTTTCTACAATGTGTAATTCAGCATCTCTTTTCATTCTCACATCATCCCAAGTCATTTGGGAGTTAGTTTCATGAGCCGCTTGAATATGCGGTTCATCTATGTGACTTGGATCACTTAGTACGGGTGTAAATTGATTTGGTTGTTGAATTTCAGCCATTTTTATTCCTTAGTAAGTAATACGAACGTAGCCTGGGGCACCGTGGCCACCTGAACTACCTGAACAGCAGCAACCAGATTTTACACCAGCTGCACCGCCACCGCCTGGGAAGTTACCATTTGTTCCTGGATATTCACGACCACAGCATAGCCAACCAGTCGAAGTTGAACATGTGTACCAGCCTGAACTAGGTACGTTAAATGCACAATAGCCTGTAGCTACACCAGCAATACCGTTTGAGTTAGTACAACCGGTATTAAATGCATAATAGAACCAGCAGTTACAGTCTGCGTTCCATTGCTGAGGGCTTGAACCCCAACCGCTAGCAGCACCCCAGTTCATCTGTTGTGAACACTGTCCATCACAGCCCCAGCTCATAGCAACGCCTGGACCGATGGCAAGATCTCTAGTACCTTGGTTGAACGTGGTAAATGCACCGCATGCTGTTTGTGTGGCATCTAGCAATGGACTACCGCCGCAACCATAGTATACGCAACCACAGCTTTCATAGCACTGTGAATAACCAATGAGTCCACCGCTAGCATCTACTAAAATTGTACCGTTACAAGCTACATATGAACAGGCACCCTGACCACCGCAACAGCAATAACTGGCTGTGGATTCATTACCAGCGCCACCACGCCCGCCTGCACCTGCACATAGAGTCAGTGTAACACCTGGTGTCACAGGAAGTGTGTATTTACCATAAGTTGCACCACCGCCACCTGGGTGTGTGCCGCAGCACTCACCACCTGATCCTGCACCACCACCGCCACCTGCACCCCACAATTCTACTTGAATCTGTGTAACGCCGGTTGGTACGACCCATGCACAACAGCAACCTGCAGGGACATAAGAACCCTGGTTACATGCGCAAAAGTTTTCCATAGCATCTCTGGTTGCACTGCAACCAAAAACTTCTTGAGTACGGAATCGTTTAGTTACTGCTTTACATAGTGTATATACGCCTGGCATTTAAATCGCTCCTTATGAACCACTAGGTGTTGATGAATTTGTTGATATATCTGTGTTAAGAGGTACACCTGATATTGGGTTAGCTGGATTAGACGTTGTGTTGGCCTTATTACTTGGCTCACCTAACACATTGGTATTCAAAGCCTGCTGTGCTACAATATTAGCTGGGTCACCTGCGTGTACGATTTGATTGCTTGGTGCAATGCTCTGTGCTGGAACACCTTTGCAATCAGCAACTTCTTGACGAATTTGAGCAACCAACTCCATTAAATGTGTTGGATCATCATCAACCCCGCCTGCTGAACCACTAGCTCTCGGACCGTACTTGGCAAAGTTTGCTGGACGATGTAGAATGACAGTATTATCAGGTACTACTGATATCGGATGTCCTGATTCTGTTGTTGCCGATTGAGCAGTATTTATTGGGTTAGGATCAACCGCGTGTTCATTTACGCTGCGAGCACTTGTTGGATATGGAGGAAGTGGCCAATGTACTGTACCAGGTGTACGACCATTGGCTTTTTCATTATCAACTAGTTGACGTAGTTGTTCACGATAAAACAACCACTCTGAACGCAATGGCTCAGGAGTGTCAATATTAAAGAAACTATCTGATCCGCTCAACATGGCGTTACGTGCATTTTTTACATCATCCCATGTTGGTGCTGGGGTTTGTACAAATACAAATTTTTCTGTGGCCCAGTCATAGCGTGACATAGGTATATCAAGGTGAGTTAATGCCCAATCACTTGGATTATTTGTAGGATCGATAGAACCTGGATCAACAAATACCTTCCATGCATCAGAACCACGGTCTACTTCTACATAAACACGATGTGGACCTACTACTTCTTCGTAGTTATGATCTTGAGGAATGTGACTTTCTAAAAAGACACCGTGATCAATATATCCTGGATTAGGACTATCTGCAGCCCATATTAACAAGAACACTTTTTGTGTTTGACTTGTAATTTCATTTTGTGCTGCTGGTATTGCTACCGCAGAGTTAGTTGTGTTTTCAGCCATTTTTAATTTTCCTTAATTACATCCAAATTCTTACTAGTCCTGGGGCGCCATCGCCACCGCAGGAACATACATTACAGCAGCAGCTTACTGCGCCGCCAGTGCCACCGCCGCCTGGGAACATGCCGGTAAATCCGCAAATACCAGCCGAACGATCCCAACCGTTATTCCAAGGAATATATCCTGTACCAAATATGTATGTGCAGGCCGCATAGCCCATGAATATCTTTTTACCACCCATTGGAGAACCGCCGCCCCATGTCATGAATCGACAGTTATAACTACTTGAGTCTGATCTCCAGCTTCCGCCATCTTCGCCGCGAACGTTAAGTACGCCGCCAAACGCACATGCACCGTTGGCGCTTGTATAACCACCTGATGCGTTGTTGCATCGACTTTCACCACCATATCCGCCTTCTGCACAGAAGTTACTTAGGCCGTAGCCTGTAATAAAGGTGCAACCACCGCGGCAACCGCAACAGCATAAATTGTTGTTAGCCCAGTTACTTGACCCCTTACCACCGCCAGGACCACCATAGCCTACACAGATAGTGTATTGGCAACCTGGCACAGTATTAATAGTACCAGAGCGACTATATCCGCCGCCGCCTCCACCCCATCCTGTTGTACAGCATGAGCAGCCTGCAGATGTGCCTCCGCCGCCACCTCCACCCCAAATTTCAAAAGTAACAGAGCAAACACCTTGAGGCACTGTCCAAAGCGCACAGTAACCGGTTGATCCACTTCCTTGGTAGTTACTGCCTGGGGAACCAATATCTTGGCAACCACCAGAACCACCTGTAAATTGTACTAGACAAGTACCAGATCCATAATAGGTACCGGTACTATTGTCAACTGTTATTGCTTGTGTAATATAACGTGGCATTTTTTCTCCTTAGTACCAAATCTTAACTAAACCGGGAGCTCCAAAGCCACCGCAATTACAACATGAGCAGTTATCAACGTTGGCCATAGCTGAACCACCGCCTCCTGGAGTGAAACCAGCTTGACTTGGCCAATAACCACGACAGCAGTTCATCCAACCGCGATATCCGCCCTGCCCGCCACCTGGGCCACCTGCATTACCACCGTAACTCTCTGAACGGCAACCGCTTGATGAACAACCAAGGCTTGTGCCGCCCATACCGCGTGTTACTACTGCACAACCACCTGGGTTTGGTGCACCGCCTCCACTGGTAATACCCGGAAGGATTCCAGTTGCTAGACCGCAACCGTAGTTACATTGATTAGTTCCGTTGCATGAAAAATATGTATTACAACCTGCACAACCACCACACCCTGGTGTTACACAGAAGTTATTTAAATTGTAGCCAGTAACATATGTAAGGCCGCCGGAGCAACCACATGCTACACTAACGCCCGGTTGACTATTGCCACCCGCACCGTCTTGGCACACTGCTCCCCACCATGCTTGACCGCCGCCACCTACACAAACAGTGTATTGACATCCAGGTGCCGTTGGCACTGTGATACTGGCATAACCACCACCACCACCTCCAGGTGTTGCTTGACAGCAGCAGCAGTCACCTGCACCACCACCACCTCCACCTGCACCCCATGCTTCAACAACAATACTGTTTACACCCTCAGGTACAGTAAATTCATAGCAACAGCTAGCACAAGCACAGTAGCTCGGATATCCTAAGCCGCCGGTAAATGCGCAAACACGTCGCTGACGACAAATAGTTTGTCCAGCGGATGTGATTGTAGAATCGTCGACGTAATAGACGTCTGTTCTGTTTGGTAAGTCTTGATAGCGACCCATATTATACTGCCTCCGTAATTCCCCAGGCTACTACGTTAGTAGAGCTTGCGTTTGCTGATGCAAGTAGGCTGTATCCTGGCGGAACAATAATACCTGTTCTTTCAAGAACACCGTATGCAGCGATAAGTGCGTTATATTCAACGTATTCACCTGCTGATGGTGAACTTGCGCTGGTACTTAGTGCTAGGTTGACCCTGGTATCAGCGTTTGCCTGGTTGGCAAAGTTTACGGTAATTACCGAATTTACACCGGAACCACTACCGTTGGTAGTTACTACGGTATATGTAGATAGCGAACCGTTTAGGGCGGATGCTACGAATCTAGTTGCTGTTGTCATTTAATTTCTCCATGCTTATTTATGCTATTATTAATTACCATGATCTTGCCCAATATGCTGAAGTAGTAAGCAGACTGTTTACATAGGTTAAATTGGGTACTGCTGTTGATGTACTGGCTATACCAAGTTTTGGATAAGGAACTGTTACGTTATAACTAGCGCCGGATGATGATAAGGCCAAGTTACCAGCTGCTGTAATAGTCAATTGCTGTGTGCCGCTTGTACTGATTGTGGCAGCAGCACTATGGCTTACTAAACCAATAGTAGCATAGGTAATTGCTGCTGGGCCTCCAGTGCCTACAATGACAGTATATCCGTTAACTCCGTCTGCAATAACCTGCATAGTTTGCAGAGTTTGCACTGTAATAGTACTTGAACCTGTTCCAGTAAAAGTACCAGTGGGTGTAGACAACGTTACAGAACTTGCACTAGCATTATAAAATGTTAGAATAGTACCATAAAATGACAATGGTGCTGGTAGGGTAATTACAACACCACTACCGGTACCTGATGGGATATAGTTGTACAATCCTTGCGCAGGGGCAGTAAGTGTAGTACTGGTTGTTATACTATTAACTAAGACGGGGGTTACGTAACGTGCCATTTTTTAATCTACCTTATTATGATGTAGAGGTTTCAATACCATAGACGTTAACGTTAACTACGCTATTTGTCGATGCTTTCACTAGTACATATTTCCCTGCATCTGCCACTAGGCCAGTTCTTTCAAAAACACCGTTTGGAATAACGGTTGTTAAAATTTCAAAAACTTCGTTAGTTTGAGGGCTAGAACTTGATGTACTAATTGCCAAAGATATAGTCACTGCTGTTGTATTAGTGTTAGTAAAACTAACGTTAAACACAGAGTAAGTTGCCGGTGGAACACGATACGCCGATGCGTAACTCGTTGTTGCCTGGGTTGTTCCGAGGATTCCTGTTGCCATTTTTTATTTCTCCAATTTTAATGTTGCCCGAAGAATACAAGGGCAACGGGCGAACCGTCAATACCACCTGTAAACGTCATTTTTGCATCTACTAATATACTGCCGCCAGTTGTGTTGAAAATTGTATTATTTGCAATTTCAATTTGACCGGCCGTTAGTGTATTTACGTTCAATGTACTAGATCCACCACCAATTTGGGCTGTAATAAAGCTCTTAATAGCCTTTTGTGTTGGTAAAATGTTATCACTGTTAGCTGTGAAGTATGGATCTGTACTAAATTGTGTAATTGTAGCTGATCCAACACCTAGGTTAATTTGTCCCAGTGTCAAGCTCTGCAAACCAGCCAAGTTAAACGCACTAGCGTTCAATGTAGCAGTACCAGTTGCCTGTTGTACACCAAAATATCCACCAACGCTAAAGTTACCATCTTGGTCAGTACTTGTAAAGAACACACGTCCACCTGCTGTAGCAGCTTCTTGCTGGCTTTGTACAGCAGTAGAAGCGTTAACATATGGATAGTTTGTGGCAGTAAAGTTACCTGTACCGATATACAAGAAGTCATGTCCTGTTAAACGTACCTGACTATACTTCAAATTAGTAGTAATCAATGTGCTGCCAGCTGGAGCATTGTATGCTGTTAGTGGAGGACTAATCTGGAACTGTGCAGAATATGCTCCTGCAATACCTAACTGATTAGTAATCGCTACTAGTTTATACCAAGTATTTGGATTAGTACCAACATAAATTAATGTTGCTGTGCCATCTGATGCTGTGCCGCTAGTAAAGCTAGGTGCTGTAGTACCAGTTGTACCTGCTGCTGTTACTTTATAAACGTTGTAGTAATATGTTGTTACTCCGGATACTGTAGTAATAGTTGTAGCAATTAGCTGTACACCAACTGATACAGGAGTGCTTGGTGTCCATGTAGTTCCTGCGTAGATAGTACCAAACTGTAAGTTTGCACCTGCACTTGGTAAACTAAACACATTGTTTACGTTAATGTAACCACTGTTCTGATAGATATCAGCAGCACCGTCACCGCTGGCCTGATAATAGCCACCACCTGTGCTTGATGTTGCTGTAGTATTAGCAGTACCACGAGTAATAAATGTTGGATTACCTAGCGCACCTACACCAGTACGTACACGATATAGTGCAGCAGTATTATGGTTAGGATCAGTTAGTGTGCTTGATGGTCCAGCTGTATAAATCATTGTTGCACCAGGTGTAACTGTATTTAAACTCACTGGAGTGCTGCTGCCAGCTGTAGCAGTAACCTTGAACTGAGTTGTAGTTACTGTTGAGCCAATTACATAGTAAGTTACGTTAGTGCTGACACCACCGTAACTGGCGCTAAATTCAATCGGTTGATTGTTAGCTGAACTTGTGCTCAAGTTAGTTGTATCATCAACTGTGAACAAGTTGCTGCTAGATCCAGTGATCGCAAGTACGTTACCTTTTGGATATCCGCTACCTGGCTCAACCAGTCGAATCTCTGTAACTGCATTGCTGGCCACTTTTACACGACCTAATGCTGTTGCACCAGTACGTATGCTAGCACCTACTGTTCCGCTAGTTGCAGATACCGCAGCAAATATTGGTTGAGCACCTAGTGTAGTTGTGCTTACACCGGTAACAGTACCAGCGACAGATTGTGCAGCGGTAGTTGTATTGGCATAACTTACACTGGTTGTAGAACAACTAGTTACAGTATAGGTACCATTATAGCCACTAGGTGTAACTCCTGCTACAATAATGCTCTGTCCAACTGCATATGGAGCCACTGTTTGAGCGTTAAACGAAATTGTTGCTATTGAGCCTGTGCCAGTAGTACCCGAAGTGACTACAGTTGTAGTGCTTGGGTTACCAAATGCTAGGCCAGTCCAGTTAGAACTACTTGGCATTACTTGATCGTTCCAAGTTACTCCATCTACGCTGGTTGCGCAAATATTTGTACCTGTGGCAATTGCCATGAATAGACCTTCACCATAGACAACCTTTTTCCAGGTTGAAATTGTAGGATCAAGTCCAGCTGGGCTTGCAATCCATACTGTGCCATAGTTAGTATTTCCAGAACCTTGGTTAATTGTATATGCTACGCTGCCGTTAGCTGCAATAGCCACAAAGCGTCCATTACCCCATGCTAAACTTACCCAGTTTGTTGAACTTGGAAGATTTCCACCTTGTGTCCAAGCTACTGAGTTAGTTGAGTAACTGGTAATGTTTCCACCACCACCGTTAATGGCCATAAAGTAGCCGCCACCAAATGCCACAGCTGAATAGTAACCTGTGCTTAGTCCAGTAATGCCTCGACTAATCCATGCACTTGTTGGTTGGGTAGCAGTTACACAAGTTGCTGTGCCGCTGGCTCCGCCAACTGCTACCAAAACTCCATTACCCCATGTAAGAGAATACAGATTTGAGAAGTTGGTTGAGGCGCCAGCTGTCCAAGTTGTGCCACCATTAGTACTGTATGCGGATACCGCACTATTGCCTGAAATAGCCCAGAAACCATTATAGTATGTACTAGTTAGATTTGTACCGTCAGTAATAGTAACAGTCGGAGTAAACGTGTAACCATATCCAGGTTGTACCAGTGTGTAAACTGCTGCACCATTATTAGTTAGTGCTACTGTAGCAGTTGCTAGTGTACCTACATAGGTTAAAGTCACTGTACCATTAGATTGATTACTTGCACCCGATGGAGATGAAGAACCTAATGTTGTACCACCCGATGCTTGATAGTAATAAGTGACAAATGTTATGTTATTATAGTAGGAAACATAACTGCCGTTAGCTGCTGTACCTCCACTTGACCATGCTGTTGCTGTAAATGGTGCTTGTATGGTTACTACAGGAGCTACTTGATATCCTGATCCCCATGTTATTGGGTTGATAGAAGTTACAATGCCAGTTGATGCTACTACTGTTGGTGCTGATGAATAACCAGAACCATTAATTGTTATACTAACTGCTTGAACTACACCGTTCAATACAGTACATGTTGCTGTTGCACCAGAGCCGCCACCACCGCTAAACACTAGTGTTGGTGGTGTTGTATAGTTTAAACCTCCATTGGTTACTATTACGTTAACCACTTGATTGGCAGTTGTACCTGTACCTAATACTGCTGTAAATGTTGCACCAGAACCACCTAGTCCACCAACAACTGCTGTTGCTGTTGCACCTTGACCGCCTGTGAATTTAACATCAACCCAGTTAGCTGAACTTGGTAGGGCTCCACCGCTTGACCATGTTTTACCGTCAATAGATGTAGCTGTTGCTGTACTGCTGCTGCCAGCGACTGCTACAAATTTAGCATTACCATAGGCTGCTGCTGTCCAACTGGCTGTTGCTGGCAATGTTCTTGCTGTTGAAGTAAATCCAGGAGAACTGTAATTGATACGTGGTTCAATAATGTATGTCGATGTTAGATCTAATGTAGTTACGGCCGCATTGCTACCTGGAACAACGTGATCCCAACCTGCTGCGTACAATGTAACGGTCTGTCCGCTAGTTGCTGTTAGGCCAGTAATAGTACTTCCACCAAATGTTATAATACCAGTAGTGTTGTTGACTATCGGATTGCTGATTGTAAATGATGTACCATTAACTATTGACTGTACAAAGTACAGTGAGTTTACAGTTAAACCAATATTTGCAGCACCTGTTCCTAAATAGATTGGCATTCCAGCGTATAATGACGCTGTGTTGGCCACAGTCAATGCTGTTGTGCTGGAACCAGTAACTGTCAAGTTAGTAAAGCTATCTCTATACACCTGAGCAATCTTACTTGCATTACTGTAAGTCAGAATGTTAGCATATTGGCCGACACCTGTACCAGCTGTTATCTGGATGCGCATACCTGGATAGGCTGTACTTGGTTGAATATCAGTTGCAGCAATAGTGATGTAGCCAATTGTACCAAACTGTGCCGCATTGGTTGCTGTTACATAACTAGAACCACCAGTTAATCCAGTATTGTTAGGATCAATTAAACGTGTTTCAAATACTGCGGCATCACGGAATTCATCCTGTGTCACTGTTGGAGGAACACCTGCACCACTAACAGTGGTTACTGTGTTAGTATAGCCACTACCAGCATTGCCAAACTCTAAGCGTAATACCTGCTGAGTAGTATCTGTTGGTGTATTGGTGATAGTTGCTGCAAAATACTTGTTGAGTAAATTAGCATACAGTGGTGTTTCAAATGTATCAGTACCTTCAGCAGTTACACCATATGTACCGTATGAGCTGTTACCGTTGGTAGCACGGATGCGTCCACCTAATTCTGCTAGGTATCCAGAGTAGCTGTAGTAACAGAATACTGAAACAAGTTCTGTTAATGATGCAGATCCAGTTACCCAGTATCCAATACCATCAGATAATACAGTAGTATAGTCGTTAGCAACCATAGAACGGTTACCACCAGCGTGTAATGCACCATCGACTTTACCACCTGTACAACCGTTACCAAACATGGTACAGTTTTGTGTATAGCATGATCTGCTGATTACCCAAGCAGTGCTGTCATTTGGTCCATATCCTGGATCTAATGAACTATAAGCACCCGCTGTTGGACGTTTTGTACCGTATGCGTTTGCTGCGGTTAATGTACCGTTCAAGCCGGTCATTGTTAAGTTACGGATACCGCAACCGTTGCGTACTTGGAACATATTAGACAATGTTGAACCAGTTACTGCATTATTATAAAGTTCAGCAGCTCTCATTGACTTATAGTTACCTGTATACTGTAGATCATAAATCAAAGCGTTGATAAATGCTGTTGTATCACGTAGACACTTACTTTGACTGTAGTAATAGTTTACCGTTACTGATCCAGAGCTTGGTGCTGTAAGTGTAGTTTGTAATGGAACAAATTGTGTAGAACCAATAGTAAATGTCGTAGCACTTGGCACGGCGATTACATAGTAAGTTGTAGCAGTAGCAAGACCGCCAAATGCTGTTCCGGTAAACACAACTGGATCCCCAGCAACAAAGTTGTGTGCTGATGATGTAGTAATTACATTGTTAGTACCTGTAATAGTAGTAGAACTAACTGTTTGACTTACGCTAACAGTCCATGTTCCAGCACTTGCACTAATTTGATTTACAATGTAAGTACCAGCAGTTACACCAGTACCTGTTAGCGTCATGCCAACTGTAAATGTTCCGCCACTAACAGTAAACACTGTACCAGTGATTGAACCTGTACCGCTAGTAGTTGAAGCACTAATGCCTGTAGCAGTACCGCCATAACTAGCACTAATATATGCTGCTGCCTCATAGGCTAAGAATGTTGTATTAGCACGTAGTACTTCTGCACCTTGAATTGTAGTTAATGTATCATTATATGTTAATGTACCGTTAGTAATTACAAAACTTGAATAAGGATTAATAGTATTAGAAATACCTGCTGTAGCAGTAGCAGTCATACTGCTTACTGTATTGGTAATTGCGTATGCTGATCCACTCTTATAACTGTTAGTCACAGTTAATGTCGTACTGCTTGGAATTGAGTTAATCCAATAAGTGTTATTTGCCCATAATCCGCCAGCATTGTTTACAAATGCGTTCATAGTACCGCTGGCTGTTGCAAGAACAACCGCACTACCGCCTGATGTTAAACTAATTTGTATTGTGCTGCCTGATGGACTTAGTACATAATACATCTGATTAGAAATAACGTTACCAATCGCACTTGTAAAGTATATTTGTTGACCTGCTACAATACCTAAACTTGATGCTGTAGCAGCAAGTGTAATTACGTTAGTGCTGGCAGTTGTTGCTGAAGCAGTTGTTGTAATAGGCGCTGGCAATCCAACAAATTTAATAGGCATATTGACCGACATACCAGTAGTACTGCTCACTGTCAATACGTTCGTTGATGTTGTTGCTGTAGTTAATGTTGGAGTTGCTGTTACAGTTACGTTACCGGTAACTGCTACGGAACTACCTGCAGCAAATACGCTGCCATTGTATGTTGATGATACAGTAATTGTTGTAGCATATGCTGTTAGGATGTAGTATGGAGTACCTTGTACTAGATTACCTAGATTAGATCCAAACACTACAGTATTTCCTACAGCCATGTTTGCTGTTGAAGTTACTGTAATATTGTTATTGATAACAGAAGTTGCATAAGTTGACTGAGTGACTGTTCCATTAATCATGGTAACGATGTCGTCAATAACTGTTTGAGATTGAGCAACTGATCCACTAGCAGCAATTTCTTTAACTTTGTAGGCAATAAATTGAATTGCACCCAATGTAGCTGTCAATTCATTTTGATTGTTTGCTAATAGAGCCTGCGCACTGGTATTTAGGCGATTAAACGCACGGCCAGCGGCAATACTGTTAAAGTTAGTACCAAATACCAGGTCATAACTTAAGGCAGTGGCAACTAATCCTGCATCACGATTTGTCAATGACTGGCTTATATTGTTAGATTGGAAATACTTGTAAACCCAGTATTGTGCATCACTAGCAATTTCGCTATTTCTAGCCTGTACTGCGTTAAATGCGTTTTGAGATTGCGCACTAGTCAAGGCAATGGCTGCTGTTGGGTATACTGTTGCGTCACCGTAACCATTGTTAATCCAGTCGATAACGTTTTGTACTAGACCCTGAACGACGGTTCCTGTGGTTGCATTACCGACTGATCCACTAGTAGATTGGTTAGCAATATATGGTGCAGTCTGACTGCTTGGGGTCACTGTTGTACCTTGTACAATCTGGCCAACCACAGTCTTCAAACGTGTCAATGCTCCTAGGAATGATGCTAGGTATGCAGAGTTAATTTGGCTTACACTTAGTGAGTAGTAAGAACTACCATTGATATTACTTGCAGTATTACCACCATAGGTCATGTCGTACACTAGACCGTCTAGAATAAATCCAACATCACGCAATGTTTCATATTGGTTAACTGTACCAAATGTTGCCCAAATTGAATTATAGTTGTTGTTTAGATAGTTAGCGATTTCATCTTTGATGAATACATAGTTATTTTGTAACTGAGTAACAGCATTTCCGTATGTTGCAAGGAATGTGGTATTATAACCTGTTACAGTTGGTAGATTAAATGCCGGTGCTTGTTGAGCACCATTACTAATCATGTTGGTGATTATTGAAGCATTGTTTACTACCAAGTTGATGGCTGTAGTGTTTCCAGTATCACCTGCTGGTAATGCAGTAACTTGGCTAGAAACTGTTCCAGCAACTGTCTGCGGACCACTGGTCGATCCAGTAAAACTTACATAGCTTAAGCCGGCAGCAGTAACAATTTTTGCTCCATTAAATCCAGTTGGAGTTACACCACTAACTGTAATGTATTGACCAACTGTAAATGGTGCTGTTGTCTGTTGTGCGAATGAAATTGTTGAAACACCACCTGAACTGCTAGCACCAGTAGTTGCTAGTGACTGTGAATTACCAGTAGTTGCTGTTACTACAGTATTGGTTAAAATATTTGGTAGTAATGACTGAATACGAGTTAGGGCAGCAATTGATTTTGGTTTGTCGTTGACTAAATTAACGTTGGCTACCGCTGGTTGAATAGTAGTACTGCGTAGCTCGTCGCCGACAACTGCTGTGTTTGCAGGTAATACAATTGGTAGTACTTCATTAAATGTGCCTGTCTTAACACTGATAGTAGTGTTAGGATTCTGTACACTTGGTAGTAATGCTGTATTTTGATTAGCTAATACGGTATTGATAAGACCAATTAGGTAACTAGCAGTTGTGCTAGTATTTGATTCAGCTGTATAGTTGGTATTAATCTGCTGAGTAGCTGCCAATGGGGCAACTGTACCTGCAACAGTCTGTGGTCCTAGTGTTCCTGCTAAGGCAAAACTCACACTAGTAGTAGTACAAGCTGTTACTAACCACTGCCCGTTAAATGCAGTAGGTGTTACACCAGCAACAGTAATGAAGCTACCTACGGCATAGGGAGCCGCAGTTTGAGTTGCAAATCCTATAGTAGCTGTTCCACCGGTTGCACTGGCACTAGTGGTTGTAATTGCTACAGTATTTTGTGCTTGATAGTTTGTGCTAGGTGCAGTATTTGATAATACTTTGCCTGTTAATGTCTGCAAATATGTCAGTGCTTTGGTAAATGGAATAATATCATAAGCGCCAACACCACTAGCAAGTGTTACACTTGGGTATGGCGAAGCAAAATATGCCTGAGCCTGAGCAATAGTTTTTTGTGTGCCACTGTGGCCAATATCAAACATTACTGCTTCTAAGATTGTGCCTGTATCGCGTTCAGTTTTGCTTTGACTATATGAGTAGGTGCCTGTCATTGTTGTACTGCCTGCACCAGTGATTGAGAACGCTACAGAACTACCATATGTAGATGTAATTGTAAATGTTGCTGCTGCCGGAGTTACTGTTAATACATAATAGGTCTGACCTGCTGTAACACCACCACCAGTACCGTTGAATACAATAGGCATACCAGAATACATGTTAGCTGTGCTGGCTGCTGTAAATAGATTACCTGTTGCATTGTACGCTGTAATAGAATATGTATAAGTGTACAATATATAATTGTTAATTTCTTTCATCATGAACTGTTTGTTCAATCTTAACAATGTTTGAGCGTTAGTGTTTAAGTAGCCTTCTTCAACCTGTTTAGCTGCATATCTAACAGTTGCCCATGGTTTATCTATAGTTGTACCTTGTCCATTGGCTACTGTGTCAGTACCTGCTGGAGAAACGTAAACAACGTTATTAATTTGTCCATAATATGCCCATGACGGTGCATTATTATTAACACGTAATACTTGACCATCAGTACCGATCGGTAGTCTTACAGGACCATTTGATCCGTAGTAGACCATGTCGCCCTGTGTTGTCATCACTGCTGCTTCAACACCGCTGGCTAATAAATTCCAATAGGTACCTGATGTGTCTGCATCTGGACGATTGCCACTTGATGCTACGTGAGCTGATACGCAAATATAACTGCTAGCACCAAATAATACAACGTCACCTAGTACATAGGCAACACTAGATCCCCAAGTTACTGCAATACCTGCTACAGAAATAGTACTAATTGCACCAGTGCTTACACCGGTAACCGTAATTACTAAATCGTTAGCTGGGCTTAGACCACCAAGACTTGTTCCTAGGATCTTAACTGTATCGTTTGCAGCATAGCTACTACCGGTAGTTGTAACTGTTACTGTGTAAACAGTCTTATTGGCAACTACTGTGAACTGAGCACCAGATCCATTAGAGCTAACAGCGGTAGCTGATAAACCTGTATAGGTAGCACTGGTACTATTCCAGCGCAGGCCACTATTCAAACGCTGCCAGTAGGTTAGGTTTGGAGGTGTCTGACCTGTACTATCTGCGGTCGCTACATAAGTGTAGCCGCCTAGGCGAACCACATTACCAACTAGGTAAGCTGTGGTGTTTAACCAATCACCTACAAAATTAAATCCTGTGGTGAATAATTGCCAATAGCCAGTAGTTGTACTCGGATCCTGATTAATGTTAGTAGCTGTTCCAATAGCCACATAAGTGTTACCGCCATAGGTAACTGTGTCTCCTTGAACATAGCTAGTTGCACTAGACCAAGTGTTAGCAAACTCAAATCCGTTTACAAAAACACTCCAGTTAGTTGTAAATGGGAATGTACTGGTCGAAGTGTGTTGCAGGGTACAGATCCATAGATCGGCACCATACTTTACAACATCATTAGCTTTATATCGAACTGAGCTGCCGCTCCAAGTTCCTAGATAGGTAATACCTTGATTGAATGTATCCCACTTACTTTGATCATTTTCTAAACCCAGAGATGCAGTGCTTGCAGAAGTGTGAGGAGTATTACAAACATATGTAACACCACCGTAATAAATTAAATCTCTTAATTTATAACGAGTGTTAATAGCCCATGCACCTAACCAGTTAAAACCAGCTGCAAATGTTTGCCAGTTACTAACTGCAAATGACAAACCTGTAGTTGTTCCACCGGCACCTAATGTTGTTGTGATAGGTGTACCGCCACTAGTTGCTGATAACGTAAATGTTGTTGATCCATTAGTAGCAATAATATAATAGGTAGTAGGGTTTGAATAAGTTGCAGGACCGCTAGTGCCTGTCAATGTTCCACTAATAGTTACAGCCTGACCAACTGTTAATGTTAGACTAGCTGCTGAACATGAAAATGCTCCAGATGTGCTAACGACTTGAACACTGCTTAGTGCCACATTAAGATTGGCTTCTAAACCTGCTGATGTAGTAGACGCAGAAGTGTGTGCTGCGATACAATCATAAACCACTGCACCATATAACACTTGGTCACCGATATGATAATAGGTACTAGTAAGCCATGAACTCTTCCATTGCTGACCATCAGCTACCAAACTCCAATATGTTGGATTTTGATTTAAGTCAGATTCAAAGTTTACTGATGAAGACGTATTAGATAATACACAAATATATGTTCTACCGTTTACAGTAACAACGTCATCAACAACATAAGTTGTATTAGGAGCCCAAGCACCTTGATATACAAACTTAATTCTACCTAATTTATATTCTGCCATTTTAATTTATTCCTTCTGATAGTATTTATGCTAATCACAAATTCGGGGTTAAAACCCTTGAACACCACGATTTTGAACGCCACGCATGAACATGTCCAGAGCCTGCATATTTCCGTCAATTCCTGAATACTGGGCGCCTGTAATGGTTACTTTACTCAACATCTTGATATTAGATCCACTGGTTCCTCGCGGAATAGTTGATGTTATTACATTTGGTCCTTGCGTAGTAGTTCCAACAACTATGGTGCCTGCAACTAACTCACCAGTGTAGGTGTTTGCACCACCTTGACTTAGACGACTGGTCAAGTAAGTTTTGATAGCTTTTTGTGTTGGAATAATATAATCACTATTGGCCACAAAAGTGCCATCAGTTGAGAACTGCGTAATAATAACACTTGATCCACCAACTGCAATACCGCCTAGGCTAATGCTGTTTAATCCCTGTAGTCCAAATTGGCTGGCACTTAATGTAATAATACCAGTTGCCTGCTGAACTCCAAACAAGTTACCTACCTTAAAGTTACCGTCTTGGTCAGTACTTGTAAAGAACACACGACCAAAGTTAGCTTCAATTGTTTGATTATTAGTGATTGCCACATAACCTGCTGCTGGGAATCCTGGATAATTAGACTCAAGTTGGTCACCGTAACCAATATTTAAGAAGTCGTGATTGGTTAAACGTGCCTGACTGTATTTGCTACGAATACTTACTGTCGTACCGTTAGCAGTTGAGTTAGCAGTTGTAACTGGTGGTGATAATGATACATTAGCTTCTAAGAAAGGAGCACTAGTTCCATATACAGGTACTGCGCTGGTCACTTTGTAAACTTGACTAATACCATTAATTACCAAGTTATCACCAACCAGTGGCTGTCTTGATAAATTATTCATAATAATGGTCAGACCAGTTTGATAGGTATCAGCAAATCCGTTACCTGTAATTGCTACTCCAGTTGACGTGGTATTATATCCAGTACCGTTATTAATAAACGTAGGATTAGCCAGTGTACCATTGCTAATTCTATTGACCACAGCAGCCGGAACAGAGTAATTAGGATCTGTAAATGTTATAGTTGGTGCTGAAGTATAGTTAGAACCTGGTTCAAAGAGGCTAACACCATACATAACGTTGGAAGCAATTAGTGGTCTAGCTTTGGCTCTTATACCTGCACTTACTGTTGCTCCGGAATTCTGTCCGGCTAGTAAACTAAACACGCCAACGTTGGCAGCGTTAAATCCAAAGTTTATTGCGCTAGTTGAAATACTAACTGCTAGAGTGCGCTGTAGCCAATCTAAACCGCTGTCGCTGATATAGGCAGTAGTTGAGCCAGGTTGTACTGCTAAGAATACTCCCTGACCATAGGCTATATAGCTGGCAGTTACTGGCAAGTAAGAACTATACCAAGTTATACCATCGAAGCTATAGGCAGTGGTTGTGCCTGCACTAGACACTGCTACAAATCTACCGTTACCAAACACAATGCTTGCCCATGTAGTCTGTAGTGGCAATGCTCCAGTGGTCCAAGTTGATCCACCGTTGGTGCTGTAGGCTGTTACAGAATTACCTACAATTGAACCAAATACTGTGCCGGCTGCAGTAGTTGGGTTGGTGTAGCTTACTGAGCTAGTTGTACAACCAGTTACCACATAAGTTCCATTATACTGAGTAGGAGTCATTCCACTTACTACGATAGTCTGACCTACAGTATATGGAGCCGTTGATTGTGTGGCAAATGACAGTGTTGCTGTAGCGCCTGAGCCGCTGGCAGCAGTTGGAGTGAGTGTATTTCCACCACTACTGATTGCTACAAAGGTATTTTTTCCATAGGCCAGGCCGGTCCAAATTTGACTGCTTGGTAAAGTGGCTGCAGTCCATGTCGATCCTAAACTAGCCACAGTGCTATATGCCGCATTAGTAGAACCACTGGCTATGGTAACAAAAGTTCCGTTACCATATGCAATGCTGGACCAACTTTGACTGCTTGGCATGGCTGATTGCTTAAATCCGGCACCTGCACTGGATGAATAAATTGCAGTGGTATTGCTGACTGCAACAAAGTATCCGGCGCCGTAGACAACACCTCCCCAAAGAGTTGCCGTTATTGGTAGGTTAATTTGAGTCCATGCACTGCCGTCTGGACTTGTTGCGGCGGTATTACCTGTGTTAGGGAAACCTATGAAAGTACCAGCACCATAGGCTATACTTGCCCAGTTAGATCCTGGACTTAGTGTCACTACACTACCAGTCGTGACTGACGAAAATGCCGGATCTGAGTAAGTTGTTTTTGGTTCAATATAATAAACTGTTGTAGAATCTAGTACTGCTGCTGACGGGGTTCCAGGTGTAATATTATCCCATCCTGACATACCAACATTCATAGAACCTGTAGCAGAGATTAAAGCTACCTGGGTTCCGCCCACGTTCGCTAGTGATGATGCCAGCGTAAATGTTGTAGATGATAGTATTGCATTGACATAGTAGTTAACACCTTGTAGTAGACCACCAAACAACGGAGTTGAGAATGTAGCAGTCATGGCTCCTTGTCCTAGACTTATTTTAGTCTTAGGACCAGTGCTAGTACCAGTTATAGTTGTAGTTCCTGCTGTTAATGCTAGATTACTTGCACAAGTTCTTAAACTCATTCCGCCAGTGCCGTTACTTAGACCAAATGGTGTTCCTGGTGTTCCAACAACGCCCACATAGGTAATAGTTGAACTTACTGAAAAGTTTTGACTATCACTAATAGCTGCAATGTAGTAGACAGTTTCTGCTTGGATTCCACCAAATGTTGTACCTGTGAAGATGATCGGATTGCCTACTATAAATCCGCCAGTACTGCTACAAGTAATTAGATTGGTTCCATAGGTTGTGGCACTACAGACTACATTTAGTAAACTATTAGAAATTGTAAATGTAGTAGCAGAAGTTACAGCACTAATATAGTATTTCTGTCCAATAGATAGTCCATATGGAGTTCCTGTACCTGAGAATATAATCGGGTTACATGGAATCAAGTTAGTCGTGGCTGTTAGCGCAGTAAGCGTAAACGCTGTAGTGGTTGCTGATGCTATACTTACTGTAACCAATGATGATGCAACAGTAAAATTAGCTGTATCAATAACATCCTGGATATAATATTGATTACCTGTTGTAATACCACCTAATGATGTTCCGGTAAACTGTACAGGATAGTTTGCCTGCATGTTTGCTGTTGGGGCTTGTAGATAACTGTTATTAGAAGGGAAGTTCATGGTAAATGAACCGCTGCCTGCTGTTAACAAATATGTACCTGAGCCAAAAGATACTGATATCTGTATTTGTGTACTGTTCAAAATAGCAGAAACATAGTAGGTATAGGCTGGAATTACGTTAGTGAATATTGTACCACTAAACTGCACCGGCATGCCAACAGCCAACTGACTAGTACTAGCTACAGTTAAACTGGTAGTAGTAATAGTTCCGCCAGTAGATTGGGTTACTAGTGTTTGTGACAAATTAGTACTGGTAATTACTGTGCTGTAGTATGTTGGAATAAATTGCACTGGCATTCCAGCATAGAATGAATTTAAATTAGCAGTGTTATTAATTGTAACATAATTTGTTGGACTACCTGATGCATCAGCAGTGGCAACAACTTGAACAGTATTAAATGATTCTCTCATTACACTTGCAGTTTTAGATGGAATTCCAGCAACTGTAGCATTTGTAGGATTATATGCTGAAATAAAACCATATTGCCCAGAACCTGTTCCGCTATTAATAAACACACGCATACCAACATAGTTGCTGGCCAATAATACATCAGCTTGTGATAATTGGATACTGGTTTTGTCGCCACCCTGAGCTTGGTTACTTGCTGTTAAGTAGCCAAGACCACCAGTGATTGAGTTGCTGTCTGTAATAATTCTTGAATTAAACACAGCACCAGAACGAGTCTCTTCTCCTACTACTAGCGCACCTGTACCAGCACCGGTAATGTTATAATTTGCATAAGCAGTGTATTGATTATTTGTTGTTTGCAAATAGAAACTTGGACTGTATGCTGCTGGCGAAATTTCAACTTGTGGTCCATAGACGTAACTATACGTTCCTGTAGCACCGTTGACACCTTTTGGATAAATCTTGAAAGTTAGTGTGTTATTTGGTCCTGCTGTATCATAGGCTGCAAACCATAATCTATACCATCCAGCCGATGTAGTTACTTGGGCTTTATAGTTTACAGGGGTTAATCCGCCATTAATACTAGACGGTGTAACAACACCTGTGGCAAAGTTAAAGTTTATAGCACTGGTTACTGAAGTTGTGCCACTCCATGTTGCATATAAATCAACAGATGCTGCGGTTCCTTGTTGAACATCAACACTGAATGTATAGCTCAATGCTGTACCAGCTGGGACTGTTCCAGTTGATGTTACGGTGTTAATACTACTTGCTCCACTTAGACCGCTAACAGTTACAGTAATATCATTAAGACCTACTGCGCCGCCAACTTGATTACCAAGAATTTTTATTATATTACTAACAACATAGCCAGTTCCAGGATTATTCACTGTGACTACATATCCGCTAGGTGCAACTGTAACGTTAAATGTTGCACTAGTTCCTGTACCTGTTACGTTAGCACCTGAAATATTTGTATAAGTACCGCCGGCTGCTGGTATTGAAATCGCTTGACTTATTGTACCAGTGTTTGTGCCGCCAGTGCCAGTGATAGACCAAGCTTCTGCATATCCAGTTGGTGCTGTGATAGTCTGCGACAGAGTGACATTTCCATCGGTTGACCATGCAGCATTGGTAAAGATATTGCTGTACTGTAGTAAATTAGTCGTAGTTGTATAGTAACCTGATCCAGCATTGGTAAAGTTTAAGTGAATCAATTTACCAATGGCACCAAATGTACTTTCAATAGTCGCTTGAGTCTGTGTTGACTGATTGTAAATTATACCGGTAGCTGGAGTTTCTGTTATGTCATAGCCTTCAGCAATAACACCGTATGCACCATATGAGCTGTTACCATTAGTAGCACGAATACGTCCGCCAGCTTCTGCAAAGTAACCTGCATATCCATAGTATGAGAAAATACTTACACACTCTGTTAACGCACCAGTACCAGTACACCATACACCAATACCGTCACTGATAATATGTGTAAAGTCGTTAGCCACAATAGATTTATTACCACCATTGTGCAGAGCTCCGTCAATCTTCAAACCAACGCAGCCGTTACCAAAAGCTGATACGTTCTGTACATAAGGACTGCGACGAATAATCCAGGCACTAGTATCTGTAGGGTCATTCCCTGGATCTAGGCAGGCAAATGATCCACCACTTGGGCGTTGAATTTGATTAGAATCTTGTGAAAGAAGTGTACCTAATAGGCCGACTAATGTCATGTTTCTTAAACCTGTGCCGTTACGTAAACGGAACATATCTCTGATAGCATCGCCACCATAGACTGCCATGGCAGTACCTAACCCGATTGATCCAGTCGCATAAGATAGTATTATCGGAGTTCCACTGTAGGTCATGGTAATACCGGCGTAGGTAGCTGTAGCAGTCGTCGATAGAGTAATACTTCCAGATCCCGGAATGGTTGCAATTTTAGCTCCGGATGGAATTCCTGGACCTGTTACATACATACCAACTGTTAAATTAGTTGTGCTGCTTACTGAAACTACATTGCTTGAAGCACTGATATTTGCAGTTAAAGTTCCGCCTAGACCGCTACTAACTGCAAACTGGGTTGGAGTTATCGTAGTTCCAATTACATAATATGTTTGACCAGCGACTACACCTCCAAAGGTACTGTAGCTAATATTAGTTGCAATATTTGGATCAACAAACTGTACTGGACATCCATCGTACATGCCTGTTGTCGACAATACAGTAAACAAATTAGTTACATCAGTTTGAGTGCAATAGGTATCTATTGTAATGTTAGGTTGGACTACTGCACTACGTAATTCGTCTCCAACGATTGCAGTATTTTCTGGAACTGTGATCGGTAATGTTTCGTTATAAGTACCTGTCTTAACAAATATTGTAGCAGTGATTCCTGAATTTGGTGGTGGAACACTTGATTTATTTTGATTGGTCAACGCAGTAGTAATTATGCTCATTAAAGAACTGATTGCTGTGCTAGATCCTGCCTCAGGTGTATACGCACTGTTGGTCACTTGTAACGCTTGTGATCCTGTCGGAACACTGTTTAATGTCTGATAGGTTGTTGATTCAACTGTATTGGTTAACACGTAAGTTGTTATTAGTGTTAGTAGCTCTGTAAGCGCCGCAATAAACAACGGCATCTCAAGACCTACATTGGTGGTAATAAACTGTGTTAGGCTTTCTTGAGCAAAATATGACAACGCTGCTGCAACAGTCTGACTGTTACCACCACGTGATAGGTCATAGATTAATGCATCAATAACATATTCTGAATCACGTATAGTTTTAGTTTGATCAAATGTTGATGAACTAGTGAACGGAGCATTTTGTGCAGTTTTTTGACTCAACATCCAATAATAAACTTCAGTGGCTAACCATACTTTGTTTTGTGTCAATAGATAAGTGGTGTTAGGATAGTTTACACCGTTCTGAACAAACTTACATGCATAGTTAATAGTTTTAAATGCCTGATCCCAAGTAGTACCGTAATCGGAACGGTCAATACCATTAGGTGCCACATAGAACACATTTGTTACCTGATTGATTTTACTCCAACCTGGAACATTATTAGTGTTACGTAAGGTATAACTTTGTGTGCCAATAGGTACTGCCTGATAAGAACCACTGTTGTAAGTTTCTAAATCACCGTAAGTGCTCATGGCATTTTTTCTTGCGTGAGCCACATACAGAGTCCAATAGGTACCTGTGGTATCTAGATCCGGTCTATTAAGAGCAGTTGCAGTATGCGTTTGAGTACAGATATAGGTAGCATTTTTCCATACTACTAGATCATTTGCAACATATTGTTTACCTATAGAAGTTCCAGTAAATGTAAATGTGACAATTTGAGCTGCATAGTTCACTGAAGTTACTGTAATAGTAATATCATTATTAGCAGCTGGTACAGGTGTTGTTACTCCATTTATTCCACCTACTAATGCTCCCGGAATCTTAAGTGTGTCGCCTGCATTAAAACCAGAACCCGCCGAAGTTAATATTAAGCTATACACAGAACCAGTTGCTGACACAGTAAATGTTGCGCCACTACCTGCGCCTGATATGGTAGTAGGTACAACTCCGGTATAGGTTACCAATGGATTCCATAAGAAGGTCCAGTTAGTACCGGGAACTAAAAATTTCCAGTAGGTAGAATTTACAGCAGTGAACGCAATAGTTTGACCATTGGTCAATGTACCGTCTGGAGCATAATTTAGTATGACTTGTGTTCCGGTACTATTAACACTAGTTACTGATTGCCCTTGAGTAAAACCGGCAGCTTGAATTATCATTCCTGGAACAATACCACCAACTCCAAATTTTACAGGTTGATCGGCATTAATACCAATGTCTGGTTTAGAACTTGATCCAACTGTGCTGGCTGTACTTATTGTATAGGTTCCTGCAAATCCAGGTTGATAAAAATTGTATGTTCCTGTGGCATTTGTGGTAAAGTTTTGAGCAGTACCAGATCCGTTGACTAGAGTGATAGTTGTGCCTGTTGTATAGGTGGAAATCACATAGGTCCCTGCTGGAACTCCTGTACCAGTTACTAACATACCTGCTGTAATACCAGTAGCACTGGCCACTACAAACGTATTTGTACCACTTGTTCCACCACTGGCCTGTGTAGTAGATACTGATGTTGTTACTACACTACCGCCAGTTGCTGCAGAGGTTGTTGTATTAAGATACTGGACTTGAGTGGTAGTACAAGCTGTTACTGTATAAGTTCCGTTGTATCCACTTACTGATACGCTTGATACTGTAATTTTCTGTCCCACAGTGTAAGGAGCATATGTTTGTGCGCCGCTGAAAATTAAAGTTGCAGTAGTACCGTCGCCCGATGCTGTGGCTATTGATACTGTATTGATCGTTGCAGTAACTTGATTGCTTACTGTTACTCCTGGTACACTAAAACTGCCAGGAGAACCTATTGGATCTGAAGGTGTTCCGCCGCTTAACAGATAACCTACTCCAATAGGAGCACTTGATGATGACTGTGATAGGACAGTAAGAGTAGTACTGGCTGCATATCCTGTAAAGTTTGAATTAATATTGCCAGCTGTAGTTTGATTACTTAAAGTAAGTGCGCCAGTGTTACTGATATTAGTTATAGTAGTGCCAGCTGGAATTCCTGATGCTGCAATAATGTCGCCAACTAAAATACCAGCGGTGCTTGATCCATTACTAGGCGTAATTACAGTATTATTGCTACTCCATGTAGCAGAAAATACTCCGCCTAAATTTATTGTAGTACCAGAACTACCGGCACTTAAATAGGGACCACTTACTGTTGATGTTGACGGATCTTGAGCTCCGGTAGTGCTATTAGTGTCTGCAACTGCTTCGTATAACCCACCGTTGCGACGAACAACATCACCAATTTTATATGTTGCCTGACTTGACCAATCTGTGCGCAGTTCGTATCCTTGAGCTAACAAGGTCCAGAATGATGATGTTAGACTCGGAGTGTTGTTAAGATTATTTTGAGCTGCTGAAATAAAATCAAAACCACCGTACTGGACTACATCTCCTGGTTGATAGGTTACAGAGCTAGACCATGTTCCACCTAGATCGATACCTGGCAAGTAGATTTGCCAATTGCCTGTAGCAAACGATGACGAGCTAGTATGACCAGCTGTACACTCATAAAGATCAGGTCCTAATTTAACTAGATCATTGGCCTTGTATCGAATGTTAGAGCCAGACCATGTTCCCTTGAACTCGATACCACTAAATTGTATAGACCATGATGATTGATTAGCTTCAAGACCAAGAGTCACAGATGCTGCTGATGTGTGAGCAGTGTTACAATTATAAACAATTCCACCATACTTAACAATATCACCGATACCGTAGACAGTGTTCGGCTGCCATGAAGTATGCCAGTTACTAAATTGATTGTATTGAGTCCACTTGGTGCTGTCGATGATCGTTCCAGATGCCACATGCTGAGTAGTACAAATAAACAACAATCCACCAAATTGAACAATGTTACCTAAGCCGTACTGTGTACCAGTAGTCCATACTCCCTTGTAGCTTTTCCCATCAACTACCAGTGCCCAATAAGGATTTGATGCTAAAGTTGTTGGGTTAACATAATAAAAATCATTCCAGAAATTACTGCTGGCAGTGTTGGCCACTAGAGCCACATACATTCTGCCGTCATATTGAACTATAGCATCTATGTTATAGGTATTTCCTGGGGTCCATGCGCCTTCATATGTAAAGCGTAGTCTATTGATTTTAAATTCTTGGGACATTATCTATTTTTCCTTGTTGCTTATGGGGTTACTATTTGACTAGCTGAATACGTATAGGCTTGATTAATTCTTACCACTAGATTACCACTACTGTCAAGATAGTAGTAACAACTCTTATTATCCCAACGATATTGGTCAAAATATAAATTAGGAAATGGACGAGTATGATCTACTTCAAGTCGACCATCAAAAAAGTCAACACCATATTCAAACAATTCAAAGTTTTGATTACCGTTTCCTGGCACATTAATTGTAATTGAAGATGACCCCTGTAGTAGATCTTGTCTATCAAAATACAGCGTTCCATCGCTAGTTCTACGTAGTCCATAGAAATATCTAGCGTCGCCTACTCCTAGTAGATCAGTATATGTATTTTCGTTGCCAATGTAGTATGTCATTTTTCTATTCCTTAACTGATCTCAACCCAACTCATAACTAGATCTAGACTGGCTGCCACTGATGAGTAGATGTTTACATTTGTTGATGCTGTTAAAATTAGTTTTTCACCACCATTAATAATTCTTAAACTTTGATTAGGAGGAACAATAACATTCTTTAAAAAGTATGCTGAAGTTGTTGCAACCGTATCTTGAATTTGAACTGTAGCCAGTGCAATGTCTGCTGTAGTGTTGGTTAAACTCATGCCAATTATTGTACTAGTCGCCGAACCATTGCTAACTATTCCGTTAGGTGTAATGGTTCCATATACTCCGCCTGTTGCGGTGGGCGCACTAGTAGTTGAGTTTGAAAAAGTTACAGTAGTAGTTGTACATCCAGTAACTTGATATACTCCATTATAATCACTTACTGTAACTCCCGATACTGCAATATTATTACCTACAGTAAACGGAGCAACTAGTTGAGCTGCAAACGTTAAAGTAACAGAGCCGGTGGTGGGGGAGCTTGCTGTAACTGCTGTTATCGCTAGCTGTGTACCAAGTCCAGTAATTAATTTGTTCTTAAATGTTGTTGCCATATTTTATCCTAGTGCTAGCACCAATCCAATACTAATATCAGTAGCAGTATTTGCCGATACTCCACCGGCTGTTCCTGCTACACTGGTCCATATTGAACCGTTATAAATCTCAACATACTGCAAATCAGTATTAAATCGTATCATTCCTGTTTCAGTATACTGTGTCGCAGGACGATTTGCCACTGTACCACTAGGAATCACTACTCCATTAGTACCGGCAATTTTTACATATCCTGTACCACTTTCTGCTAGTTGAGTAACAGCATTTGGTGATATGTTAGTGATAGCATTTGAAGTAAACTTTAAATTTCCAAATACAACACCGCCTGTACCAGTGGTAGCAAAACTAATATCCGTATTGGCACTTTTTGCACTGATCGTACTATTACTTATGTCTAAACCGCTGGTTTGTAAATCTGTAGTGGTTATAGTTCCAACATTAGCAGTAGTGGCATTTACGGTTCCTGCATATAAGTTATTCCAGTATAAACTGCCTACAGTACCAACAGTAACGGTACCACCTGTGCCACCTACAATAGACACTTGATCCCCAGGGCTATAACCGGTACCTGGAGTTGCTATACTAACTCCTGTAATAATACCGTTAAGGACAGTAGTTACTGTTAGGGTTAGATCATTTGTTGGACTGGTTCCGTCTAATAGTGTACCCGGAAACGTTACTGTATCACCTATAGCGTAACCATTTCCAGCTGCATAAATGGAAACCATTGCACTTGTATATGAGGCACTAGGTGTTGATCCAGTGGATACATTAATGGCTAATCCTGTACCTGTTCCACTAGTACTGCTTTGGGTAACATCAATAAATGTAAATCCTGTACCAATTGGGGTACCTGAAACATTATTAAATGCACTTACACCGTAAGTATTTAGAATAGCAGTAACATTTAAAGTTAAGCCCGTGCCTGTTCCACTGGTAGCTGCAACACCACTAGTGTAACCTGTTCCACCCGTAAAAGCTCCTAATGTTAATACTGGACCAGTTGCTCGGCCGATATTGTATGTGTTAGTAGTTTGAGGAATAATATCGCTGGCTATCTCTGCATCAAACGTCACTGTATCTGTAGGTGCATTTCCTAGCGTAATGTTGCCATCTGCCGTAATGTTTCCTGTGGCATGTAGATTTCCGTTAACTGTTACATTTGAATTGAATTCAGTTATGCCAGAGCCAGTTGGCGTAATTTCTATATTAGTATTGGTGCCACTAGATGCGATAGTATTTCCAGACAGTATCAGTTGTCCAACATTAAGTTGTCCTTGATAAACAACAGGATTAGCACCTTGCGGTGTAAGATTAATCGTGCTATTAGAACTGCTGATAGTGTTACTTGAAAAAGTAATGTTGCCCAGTTTTGCTGAACTAGTTACTTCAAGATTGGTAGTACGGGTTGTGCCGTTAACACTTAGATCGTTTGTTGGTAGGCCGTTGTTAATTCCAACACGGCGGTTGACCACATCCAAGTAGAGAAGGTTCGTCTCAAAGGCCAGATTAACCCCGTTGCGAAGGAGGTTGTCCTTTAAGAGCGGACCTGAAATACGACCAACAGCCATTTACGCTCCCGTATACCCCGTGTTTCACGGTTAACCATATTTTCATCCCTCGCGGGCTCTTTGCAGGTTTACCACAGTCGAATTACGCAAAATTTTGGTCAAACTTTGCAGTAATAGTATTTATCGGTTTTTAATTATAGACCCAGGATAAGAGTCCAAACGGTGCTGATATCAGTAACCTGATCAGTTGTGATAGTGGTTTGAGGACCAATAGGGTTACCCCAGCTAGTACCGTTCCATAGTTCAATTGATCCAGTATCGGTATTAAATCTTGTTGTACCTATTTCAGGAGAAACAGGCTCCTGTGCTGTGTTTCCAGTAGGAAGAACTACGCCATTTGTGCCTGAAAATTTCCAATGTCCTTGTGCAGTACTGTCTAGTGTAAATGCGCTATTTGACATATTGGTAATAGAATTTCCTGTGGGAATGTTTAGTATAGTACCGTTAACTACTACGTTACCTGTTCCCGAGGGTTGGATGCTAACATTACTAGTAGCACTAGTGTCAGTTATAGTTGTGCCGGTAAAACTAAAATTTCCTACATTTAAAATACCAGAGTTTGTCAATGTTGTGTTTAAATTTGTAGTTTTAAAGTTGTAAGATTCTAATGTTTTCCATGTTTTAGATAGACTACCAAGATTATCAGTATAGCTGGTGCTGGGTAATAGATCGCTAGTAATTTCTGCGTCAAAAGTCACTGTATCTGTGGGTGCATTTCCTAGTGTAATGTTCCCATCCCACGTAATATTACCAGTAGCATGCAGATCACCGTTAACTGTGGCGTTACCGTTGATTTCAGTTATTCCCCCAGCAGCTGGTGTAAATTCTAAATTATTGCCTAGATTATTTGCGATTATATTGCTGGAAATTTTTACATTGCCGCTGAGCGTGCCTGGCGCAACTATGGTAGGATTTGCTGTTTGATTAGGCGAAATTGTGATAGTAGTTAGCGGATTTTGTATCTGATTTCCGCTAATGCTAAAGTTGGCAATTTCGCTTAGAGTATCAACTATTAGATTAGTCGTATCAGCAGTTGTAGGAATTGTAAGATCCCTAACAGGAATGTTAGTATGGAATCCTACTTGTTTGCCGGATACATTTAGATAGAGTAAATCTGTGTCTACTGCTAGATCTACGCCGTTACGTCTTAAATTCTCGGAAAGTAACGGGCCGCTAATTCGTCCTAATTCTCGCCCCATAGTTAGTTTCCAGTATTATTGATCAAACCCTAGTAATGCGGTAACTGTTTTGCCAAGTGGAACTGGGCTGGTAAAATTGATATAGTATCCACCGCTACCTGATTGTGACCCGGCCGCAATAGTAATCGAAGCATTGGCAGAAACTGAACCAGTAATGGCGTGACTTAGACTAATACTGGTTAATGCATCAGTGACGGAATCTGTAGTGTAGGACATAACAGTTGTTGGAGAAAATATGTTTGTACCAGTCACTGTGGCTCCAGTTAAATTAACACTAGGATATACAGCATTGGCGCTGGTAATTACTCCGGCAAATGTCATACTACCAATAGCAGTTGACGCATAACTCACCGAAGTACTAGTTGAAGAACTTACAGTATAAGTTCCGTTATACCCTACAGGAATCATACCAGTAACTGTGATAGTGGATCCCGTAGCGAACGGTATTGGATTTCCAGATACTGCCGCAAAAGTTAACGTTGCTAGTGTACCTGATCCTGTAATACTAGTTCCCGGTGAAACAGAATTCACCGCACTAACCGCCCAACTGGTGCCTGTAAAAGTTATAGGACTGCCGCTTGATCCAACTGTTTGACTATTGTTTACAGTCCACGTTGAACCAGACCCTGACACAATATAAGTGCCTGCAGAAGTTGAACCACCTGTTAGCACTAGTCCTGCTGCAACTACACCAAATGATGTTGAAGTCACAGTTAAGGTCGTTCCTGAAATATAACCGACAAATGTAGCATTATTTTGTGCTGTTACTGTAGTACCTGCTGTTACTCCCGTGCCAGTTAAGGTCATACCCACTGCAATTCCTGTGCCGCTGGTAACTGACAAAGTATAACTTGAAATTAAACCTGTTACGGTTACGCTGCCTGAACTGCTGGCACCTGTGGCAGTTAGGCTAGTATTAAAATACAGTGTAGAACCACTGGCTTGGTTTTGACTTAGTGTACCAGTGTATGTCTCATCACGTATAGTCGGTGTAGTTGTTGATGAAATTGTATAGTTTACACCTTGAAGCTGTAGCACGTTTTCAACTACAACTAGGATATTCTGACCTAGGAATTGACCACTTGATACTCCTCCTGAGCCCGGAACTTCGCTGCTAACATTGCTAGGATTATAATAGTATGAGTTCAAAGGTCCAAAGTAAGTATTTTGACCGTCACCGGCTCCGAGATTCTGTTGGATAATCGGTGCTGACTCTTTATAACGTAAGGCTCTCCATGCACTGCCTTGATAAACTTCAACCTGTCCACCATTTGGATTGGTGCTTGCATTATATGGATCGTTATTAAAACGCATCATCCCTGTTACCGGAGTAGAAGTTCCAGTACGTTGAGCCACTGTGCCTCTTGGCAATAATACATTGCTGTTAACACCCATTACAATATTTGCGTTAGATGTAAAAGGCAGTGTTATACTTGCATTATTAGGATCTACATAAAACTGCGGATCGTTTGCAATTCTACGATTAAGAGTTTGACGTTTTAGATATCTCATTTTTATACTGGTAGTGAGCTAACAACAATACCAATTCCTGTACCAGAGTATGCTGAACTTGCAGTTGCTCCAAGTAGATCACTAGCGCCAAGCACTAGTTTTTCTTGATCTAAACTTAGTGTTTCGCCTGGGGGTAAACTTAAATTGCTAACAATAACAGTCTCGGGATTAGCATAGGCATTCTTGCCAGACGGTACAGCATATAGCGAAAAAGTAAGAGTGCTGGCACTGTTGTTACAAGCGATGATACTGGTAATTGCATTGCTAGTAGACTGTGTTGGAAACACTACAGTACCATTTTGATTAGCACCACTTGCTAGTGCTGTTACTGTTACTTGAGTTGCTGTTATTGCCATGATTATTCCTTATAGTAAAATACTTAGCAGTACTGCTCGGTTCTTACTTACTAATTCATCTGTATTATAGCTGTTGCTACCGTAGGGTGTGGTATCTGTAAAGTATATACCTGTACGGCCGGCACCTTCTGTACCTGTTGTGTATAGTTTAGTTGTTCCACTAGCTGGAGTATTAGCTGTGTTAGATGTACCGCTTTGATTATCTAAATTTAATACCCCATTAATTTCTACGCCAGCGGTAGTTCTGTTAGTAACTGTCAAAATTAAATTATGAGCAGCAACCTTATTTGATATAGTGTCTGACCCAATTAGTATGTTGTTAACTGTTAGACCAGTTGTGTCAACTGTAGCTATCGGAGTTAAACCTGAACCACTATTAACTTGCAATAAAATATTAGTAGAGCCGGTAGTTACATTAGTGTCCTGAGTACCAAACAATGGATAATAGATACTGCTGACTGTTGCAACACCTGCCACTGCTGACACATAGAGATCCAGGTATTTCTTATTGATAATGTGATTATCTTGAGTAACGTTAGCATAGTATGTTGGACTATTGCCAACTAACAGCGCCTTTGAACTGCCTTGTAAATCAAATACTAGATCTGAAACACCGTCATTGGTAATGGTGCGAACTTGGAGTCCATTAAGTGTGCCATCCTTAGTACGTAATTCAAAAGTACCTGAGTTATTAGTACTAGTGCTTGAATCATAATGTGTAACTGATTCATTGAATAATATTTGAGCGGGGCTATATGCTCCACGCTCTATTTCTATACCGGCTGTTCCGCCAGTGATGCCTGAGGCATTTGTTGTATCTCCAGAATTAAGTTGCAGTATGTTATCGGTAATTTGTGTGTTAGTAGTTTCGATCGTGGTTAATGCACCTTGTACATCAAGATCTCCAATTACTGTAACCTTACCTGTGGTAGACTGTGTATCCAGTATAATACTATTACCGGAATTTACCTGCAGTCTATAATCACCGTTGCTAACTTTTACTATTCTAGACATTAAGAATCCTGTTAGGGGACCAAAGTCCCCTTATGCTAATTAAGCGTTTTCGATCTGTACAACACCTGTTGTAGCGGCATTGAATGACCACTTAACTTGTTGTCCAGCTGTAATTGCTGATCCTGCTGAAGCACTTAAACGTGAAATACTTACTGGGCTTAGTGTACATGTACGGTTGTACAATTTGCGAACCAAGTATGATCCACCTGCACTGTCAAGAGCAACAAT